TCATCCAGCCGCCCGGCATGCCGCCGTCGCAGCCGGCCGGGACCGGGCCGGTCCTCGCGTCGCCGGACGCGTCGCAGTACATCGACGAGGACGCCGGGGCGATGCACCGGGACGACTCGGCCGCCGCGCAGGGCGGGCCGGACGCCGAGCACGACATCAGCGGCACGCCCCTGGTTGAGGGCGTCGCGGCGCCGTCCGCCCCGGCGAACGACGCGGGGGCGCAGGCGCGCGCCGACCTCGCCGACGCGGCGGCCCCCGGCGACTCGCGTACGTCGGGCCGCATGACCGCGCAGCCGGCGAAGGCGGCCCCGGCGAAGAAGACCACGGCGGCGAAGGCGGCCGGGTCGAGCGGCGGGGCGACGGCCTCGACGACCGGCAAGGACGCGGGCGACAAGGCGAAGGACGCCGACACCGCCAAGAACGACGCCGGGAAGTAACCTCCCACCATGGCCACCCTCACCCGCGTCACTCTCGTTCCCGTCGGGTCGACGTTCAGCGGCACCACGGCGGGTCAGTCCGCCGGGTGGCAGAACGCGTCCGGCGGCGGCGACCTCGTGCCGATCAGCTCCGGCCGGGGCACCATCCTGCGGTTCAAGACCGTCGCCGCCGGCACGACCGTGGTCGCGACCCTCGACTCTGTCGTGCAGACGTCGTACGGGACCGACGTCAACCCGCAGGTCACGCTCGCCACGACCGACGAGCAGGAGGTGTTCATCGTCAACGACGGCTCCAACCGGTTCGATCAGCAGCCGACGAACCCGCAGTTGCTGTCGATGACGTACACCGGCACGTTCACCGGCTCGCAGTTCCAGATCGCCGCGAAGACGGTCCCGTAGGCCCCCCTGATAGCCCGAGAGGCCACGCAACACGACCGGCCCCCGCCCGAGGACGCTCGCGGCGGGGGCCGGTCCGCGTCTACGCTGTGCGCAACCAGGAGGGGGCGCAGATGCCGTTCAACGTGACCGCGCAGAACAACGCACTGAAGTCGGGCACCGGCGGCGGCATTGCCGGCATCATCACCCACGTGGGGGTCAACACCCTCACGACCGCCCCACCAACGGACACCACCCCGGGCACGACCGCCACGGCGGCGGCGACCGAGGCGACCGGGGCGAACGCGCCGAACGCCCGGCAGGCCGTCACGTGGGGTACCCCGTCGACCGGCACCGTGTCCAACTCCGGCGCCCTGACGTTCGACGTCCCGGCCGGCACGTACGGGTTCTTCACCTACTGGTCGGCGAGCACCGGCAACTCCGGCACGCAGTTCCAGGGGTACGCGTGCTTCGGCGGGGCGTCGCCGAAGAAGGGGTTCGGCACCGTCGACTCAGCCGACGTCACCGCCGACACGATCACCTCGAACGGTCACGGCCTCGTCAACGGTGACCGGGTCATCGCGTTCAACGTCGTCGGTGAGACGATCCCGACCGGCATCACCGAGGGCGCCGCCTACTTCGTCGTCGGCGCGGCGACCGACACGTTCCAGATCTCGACGACGTCGGGCGGCTCGGCGGTCAACCTCACCGGGCAGGGCGAGATCTACTTCGAGAAGGTCGTGCCCGAGGTGTTCGCCGGGCAGGGCCAGATCACGGCGGCGATCGGCGCCCTCGTCCTCGACGCGTCGACCATCTGAGCGGGAGCGTCCACAGTGGAGATCTACCTCACCGAGCCGGTCGGCCCGTTCGCGCGCGTCCTCGGCGCCTCGTTCTCGAACTTCACGACCAGGCAGGACGTGACGTTCACGGCAGGGGCGTTCTCGCTGCCGACCATCCCGGCGGGCAAGTTGACGCCCGGCCGTCAACTGGAGATTGACGCCAACGGCGAGTTCTCGACGACCGGCACGCCGACGCTCGCCCTCGGGTTCTACATCGGCACACAGGCCGCTGCGATCACGACGGTTCTCGCCGAGTCGGGCGCGATCACGACCGGCTCGGCGGCGGCGTCGTGGCCATGGCTGCTGCACTGGGAGGGCGTCGTCACACAGGACGGCCCGACCGGCTCGGTGACCGGGCATGGCACCCTGCAACTCGGCACGTCGCTGACGGCCCTCGCCGTGAGTGCGATCCCGACGACGCTCGCCGCCCGGACGGTCGCGATCGACACCACGATTGCGCGCGCGATCGGCGTCTGCGCCACGTGGGGTACCGCCTCGGCGTCGAACGCCGTGAAGGTGTACAAGCACCGCGTGACGATCAACAACTGAGGGGGCAGCTGTGACCGTTGGATTCCCGCTCGGGCAGGCCGAGATCAACGCGCGCGCCGGTGCGCTCGCCGTGGGCCTGCGCGACGTGCTGCGGCAGTGCTCCGACTTCTGCGACCTCCTGCAAAACACGCAGGTCATCGCGAACGATCAGGTGCTGCTCAACATGGGCTATTCACAGGCCGAGGTCAACACCCTGCGGGCAGCCTTCACCGACGCGAAGGCCCTGCGGCAGATCGCCCTCGGCCTGGCCACGCAGCCGGCCGCGAACAACTTCCTGTTCAACCTCCAGAAGCTGATGGGGTCGCAGGTCTGACGCGCTCGTAACCGAAGGGCAGGGGACCCGTGTCCGCACCCGCGTTCGGGTCAATCGGGACCCTGCACCAGACGTCGACGTCAACCCCGTCGTTCGCCGTGCCGGCGAGCGTCGCGGCCGGTGACATCATCATCGTCGCCGCCTACATCGACGGCACCGCCACGGTCACCGGCATGCCGAGCGGGTTCGCGCACGCCGAGAACTCCCCAAAGCAAGTCGCGCCCGGCGGCGCCGGAACGCACTCCCTTGTCGTCATGTGGAAGCGGGCGACCGGCGCCGACTCGGGCACGTACGCGTTCACCCTCGACGCGGCGCAGTTCGTGTTCGGCAACGCCGTGCGCTACACCGGCTGCGTCGCGTCCGGCAACCCGTGGGACACCGCCGGCTCGGGTGCGGTGTCCGAGGGCGGCAACGTCGTGGTGTCCAGCCCCCCGACGGTGTCGCTGACGACCGCCGGCCCGGATCGGATGCTTGTCTACGTCGCCACCGACAACAACGGTGACGGCGGCACCTGGTCGCCGCCCGCCGGGTACAACCAGCGCCAGGGCGGTGCGTCCGTCACGTGCCACGAGATCTCAGACCTTGTGCAGTCGGCGGCGGGCAGCACGGGCGGGCAGGCGGCGTCGAACACCCTCGGCGGCCGAATGGGCGGATGGATCGGCGCCCTCATCGGCACGACGTCGGCGGCGGCCGAGCAGAACACGGCGCCGCAGCAGCTGCCCCCGGCGCTGCTGTTCGAACTCGTCGGCCGGCAGCAGCTGCTGTTCAACATGGTGCCGGGGGTGCAGCCGACCGTCGAGCAGGGCCGCACGACGATCGCCCTCGGCGGGTCGGGCGCCGCGACGAAGAAGGCCGTGCAGACGGGGTCGGCTGCCCTCGCCGGGACGAGTACCGGCACGGCCCGCAAGACGGCGGCCGTTTCCGGCTCGGCCGTGGTCGGGCTGCGCGGCCAGACGGCCGCGACGAAGACCGGGTCGGCGGCCGGCCGGGCCCTGCTCGCGCTGATCGGCTCGGGCGTCGAGTCGACGGCCGACACCCGGGCGCAGACCGGTCGCGCCCTGGTCGCCCTCGTCGGCGTGTCGGCGGCCCGCAAGACCGGCGTCCCGGCGGGCCGGGCCCTTGTCGCGCTCACGGGTACCGGCGCGGCCGTTAAGCGGGCCGCAGCGGCTGCAACGGCGGCGGTTGCCCTCTCGGGTACCGGCGCGGCGCGAAAGACCGGCAGCGTTGCCGGTAGGGCCCTGCTCGCCCTGTCCGGGACGGGCGTCGAGGCGACCGGGTCGGCCCGGCTACAGACGGGCACGGCGACGCTCGGCCTTGGCGCCTCGGCCGCCGCCGTCCGCCGCGCCCTGCCGGTCGGGTCGGCGCTTGTCGAGCTGCGCGCCGGGGCGACCGCCCGCAAGACCGCGACGGCCGCCGGCCGCGCGACGACCGTCCTCGCGACCGGCGCCACGGCGGCGAAGCGGGCGACGCCGACCGGCCGGACCATGCTCGCCGCCCTGCCGTACGAGATCGTTCCGGCGCCCGTCAACCCGCCCGGCGCGGCGTTCGTTCTGCCGGGCGACCGGGCCACGGCGTCTATGCTCGGCGCAGACCGGGCCGCCGGATGGTCGACGGGGTCGAGGCCGAACGGCCGGCTCGGCGGACGCAGCAGCGGCGGGCCCTGATCGCAGGGCCCCGAGGTTGGAGGGGCCGTGACGATCTACGACGTCGGCGACCGGGTCAACGTCGACACCGTCGTGACGAACGCCCTCACGGGCGCGCCGACGAACGCAACCGTGACCGTGGCCGTGACGAAGCCGGACAACACCCTGTTGACGCCAACGCCGACGATCAACAACCCGTCGGTCGGGGCGTACAACTGCGACATCGACACGACGCTGCCCGGGAACTACCGGGTCTACTGGTCGGCGTCGGGGACGGTCGTCGGCAAGGACGAGTACCAGTTCTTCGTACAGCCGTCCGGGTTCCGGCTCGTGTCGGTCACCGACGCCAAGAACCACATCAACAAGTCGGCGACCTACACCGGCGACGACAACGAGCTGCGCGGCTTCATCGACACGGCCGGCGAGTTGGTCGACTACCTCGCCGGGCCGACCGTCAACCGGACCGTCGTGGAGTACCACGACGGCGGCGGCGAGGCCGTCTACCCCCGCACGTGGCCGGTCGTGTCGATCACGCAGGTCGTCGAGACGTGGCCCGGCGGGCCCGCCCGCACCCTGACGCCCGGCAGCGAGTACCAGTTCAACCCGCAGACCGGGGCCGTGCGCCGGTGCGTGAACACGTTCAACGGCTGGTACTTCGTGCCCGGCGCCGACGCGGTGCAGCTGACGTACATCGCCGGACGGCCGCAGCCGTGGCCCGCCCGGATCAGGATGGCGTCGCTCGACCTGGTCGCGCACCTGTGGCGCACCTCGCAGGCCGGGCGCGGCGCCGGCCGCCCGCAGATCACCGCGACCGACACCGTCGTGGAGGTCAACGGGATGCCGATCCCGACCCGGGTTCACGGGCTGCTCGCCGGGATGAAGCCGCCGCAGGCGGGTGCCTGATGACCGCCCCCACGCCGCCCGGCGCCGTGTGGACGACCGTCCCGAACGTCCTCAAGTCGCTGATGAACATGTTCTCGGCCGCCGCCCCCTCGGCCGGCAACCGGCTGCCGCTGTTGCGCCCCGGCGTAGCGCAGGAGATCGCCGTGATCGACGGCGAGCCCGTGTCGAACCTCCCGGCGACGTACGTCCTCGTCGGCTACAGCAGCACCTACGCCGCGACCGCCTCGGGGCCCTCGTCGGCCCTCGGCGTCGAGGGCGTCCGCACCTCCATGGACCTGTCGAGCGACTACATCGGCGGGCAGCAGGGCGAGACGTACAAGGTGTGGTGTGAGGTGTCCTCGTCCGTCGGGGACAGCGACCCGGCGGCGCCCGACGGGATGCGCCAAGCCGTCGGCGACGTGTGGGCCGCGTGCCTGCGCGCCGTCGCCGAGGACCCGCACCTACAGGGCGCCCTGCCGAAGCCGGCTTACGCGCGCGTCGCCGACTTCCGGTGGCTGCTCGACCAGAGCCCTGAGGGGTTCGCGTGCACCGTGCAGTTCGCCGTGCAGGTCGAGGGCGAGGCGATGGTGCCCTACACCCCGGCGGCCGGCTGATGCCTCTCAACAACTTCGAGGTCCTCGTCGAGCTGCACGAGCACGACATCGAGGCCGTCAAGCGCGATCCGGGGTTCGGGGCCGTGCTGCTCAACACGGTGCGCTCGACCGTCCTCGTCCGTGCCCGGGACCTCGCCCCGGTCCGCAAGGACGGCCCGAGCAAGGGCGGCCGGCAGTCGGTGCAGGCCGTGCTGATCGCCGACATGGCCGAACAGACGGTCAGGGTTTCGTGGGACGATGCCCACAACTACATGCGCTTCCCCAACTTCGGGGCGAAGCACAACCAGGCGATGCACTTCCTAGAGAGGGCCGCCCGGGAGTACGCGACAGGAGGATGGACGGCATGACCACGAACACGCGCAGCAGGAAGAAGACCGACGAGGAACCGGCCGACGACGGCGGCGAGCAGCTGACCGTCGACGAGGCCGGCGACGCCGAGGCGCTCGCCGAGGCCCGCCGGGCGCACGAGACGGCGCTGCACCGCCGCCGGGTGCAGTACGGCGAGTATGGGCAGTGGGTCGCCGCCTACGACATCACCGCGCCGAACGGCACCCTCGCCTACGCCGCCGGGCACCCGGTGCCGGTCGCGGCCGTCGACGAGCAGACGGGGGCGGTCGTCACCGAGCGGCACTCGTGCCACCACGTCCCCGACGTGCGGTGCGACCAGTTCAACCAGCCGGTCGCGTGGACGGAGGCCGGGGCGGTCGTCCGCCCGGTCGGCTACGTCGAGCCTGCGGAAGGGAAGTAGCGGCCGTGGGGCACCTCGGCAACTTCGGCACCGAACGGACGGTGCACGAGGAAACCTTCGGGTTCCTCGGCGAGAACTTCCGGATCCACCCCGAGTTCACCGACCTGGGCATGGTCGACTTCATGCTGCGCGCCGAGACGGTCGACGAGGGCGACGAGGCCGCCGCGATGAAGCTCGTCCGTCATCAGCTGACCGGCATCGTGCACCCCGACGACTGGGAGCGGTTCTGGGCGCTGTGCATCGCCAAGCGGCAGATGTACGTCGACCTCATGGAGCTGATGAAGGGCCTCGTGCAGGCCATGTCCGGCCGCCCTACCCGGCGACCGTCCGGCTCGGAGCCTGGGCGGTCGCACAAGAAGCGCAAGTCGAAGGGCGGCTCGTCCAGGCGGGAGCGGGCGGACGGTGTGCCTGCCGAACGGGTGGATCAGGCGGTTCGGCAGCTGGAGCGTGCGGGCCGTGCGGATCTGGCGTTGGTGGTCGTCGAAGCGGACGAGCAGCAACGGACCGCCTGAACTGGATACAGGTCACCGACTTCGTGTACGTGCTGATGCTCGACCGGCTGCGCGACCAGTGCGGGCAGCAGCAGCTCGCGTACACGATGGCACGCGCCATGGGCGCCGAGGTCGACCCGCCGCCGACGTTCGACGACGCGATAGCGGCACTCGACGAGGCACTCGCGCAACCGCTCGTCGCCGTGGATGATCCGCAGCAGGAACTACGGCAGGTGCTCGGACTGAAGGGGTAGCCATGGGGTCGCTCGCCGACGTGTACGTGCGCATCCGGGGCGACACGACCGCCCTGAAGGGCGACACCGCCTCGGGCGCGAGGGCGGCCGGGCAGAAGGCCGGCGAGGAGTTCCACGGCTCGTTCACGAGCATGATCAAGCAGGCGGCGGCGGCGGCGGGAACGATCCTGTCCGGCGCCGCCCTCTGGAACATCGGCAAGATGGCGTTGTCGGCGGCGGCCGACATGCAACAGGCCGAGGTGGCGTTCACGACCCTGATCGGCAACGGGCAGCAGGCCCGCAAGTTCTTGGAGGATCTCAAGGACTTCGCCGAGAAGACGCCGTTCGAGCTGCCCGGCCTGGTCGACGACGCCCGGCTGCTGATGGGCGTCGGCGTCGCCGCGCGCGACGTGATCCCGACCCTCACCGCGTGGGGCAACGCGGCCGGTGCCCTCGGCGTGTCCAACGACCGGTTCAACCACGCGATGTTGGCCGTGTCGCAGTCCCTCGCCGCCGGGAAGATCAACGCGCAGGACATGAATCAGATCGTCCAGGCCGGCATCCCGATCTGGAAGCTGATGGCCGAGGCGACCGGCAAGACGGTGCCGGAGCTGCGCAAGCTGTCCGAGGAGGGCAAGCTGCTGTCGGGCGACATCCTGCCCAAGGTGCAGCAGCAGATGATGAAGGACTACGGCGGCGCGATGGCCGCGCAGTCCAAGACCCTCGCCGGTGTCTGGTCGACGCTGATGGACACGTTCCGGATCGGCCTCGCCGACTCGATCGAGCCCCTCATTCCGACCATGTCGACGTTGATCCCGCAGGCCGGGGTCGCTCTTGAGGGCGCCCTGCACACCGGGTCCGTCGCGATGCAGGACTTCGTCAAGAACTTCGGCGCCGGCTGGCACGACTCGGCCGCCGGGGCGACGAACGACATCGCCCTACTCGGCAGCATCACGCGCGAGACGTTCACGTGGTTGCGGCAGAACGCCGTGCCGGTGCTCGCCGAGCTGTGGTCCGGGTTCAAAGAGGGCGTCGGGATCGTCGCCGACATCGTGCGGTGGTTCATGCAGCACGACACCACGGCGAAGGCCCTGCTGATCACGATGGGCGCCCTGCTCGTCGTGACCCGGGCGCACGCCGCCGCGATGGCGGTCGAAGCCGCCGGGGGCCTGATCAAGTACATCGCGCAGATGAACATCGTGACCGCGTTGACGAAGGTGTGGACCGCGTTGCAGTGGCTGCTGAACGTGGCCCTCGACGCGAACCCGATCGGGCTGATCGTGATCGCGATCGCCGCCCTCGCCGCCGCGTTCTACTACCTGTGGACCCACAACGAGGGGTTCCGCAAGTTCTTCATCAACCTGTGGCAGGACATCTGGGCCATCCTCAAGGCGGTAGGCGCGTGGTTCGCCGGGCCGTTCGTGAACTTCTTCGTCGCCGCCGGGAAGCTCATCGCCGCGCCGTTCATCTGGTTGTGGGACAACGCGATCGAGCCGCTGTGGAACGGCCTCAAGGCGGTTGCGTCGTGGGTGTGGAACGTGTACCTGCCCTCGTTCGTGCAGGCGGGCCGGCAGATCGCCGCCGCGTTCATGTGGCTGTGGCACAACGTCGTCGAGCCGGTGTGGGACGGCATCGTCGCGGCCGTGCAGTTCGCGTGGCGCATCATCAGCTCGACGTTCAACCTGATCGCGTTCATCGTCTACAACACCGTCGGTGTCGCGATGATCTGGTTGTGGCATAACGCGATCGAACCTGCGGTACACGGGATCGCCGACCTCGCCGTGTGGCTGTGGCAGAACGTCATCGTCCCGGCGTGGAACGGGATCGTGACGGCCGGGAAGGCCGTCGGGGACTTCTTCGTGTGGCTGTGGCAGAACGCGATCGTCCCGGCCGCGCAGGGCATCGCTACGGCCGCCATGTGGCTGTGGAACAACGTGCTCGTGCCAGCGTTCAACGGCATCGTGTCGGCCGGCCGCGCGGTCGGGAACTTCTTCACCTGGTTGTGGCAGAACGCGGTGCAGCCTGCGATCAACGGTGTGGCGTCGGCGATCTCGTGGGTGTGGAACTCGGTGATCAACCCGACGTTCAACGCCGTGATGAGCATCGTCAACCGGATGCAGGAGGTGTTCCGGTCGGTGTTCCACAACATCGCCGGGTTCATCTCGTCGGCGTTCTCGAACGCGGTGGGCATCGTCAAGGGCGCGATCAACGGGATCATCGGCGTCATCAACGGTGCGATCGGCGGGATCAACTCCGTCATCAACAAGGCGAACAACATTCCTGGCGTGGACTTCCCGACGATCCCGACCATCCCGAAGTTGGCGACCGGTGGCCTGATCACGAAGGGCGGCCGGGTCATGGTCGGCGAGGTCGGCGCCGAGGTCGTCGACCTGCCCGCCGGGGCGGCCGTGTACCCGCACGGCACCCGGCCGCGCGACGACAACGCCGACGAGGTGACCCGCCTGTTGCGCAAGCTGATCGAGGCGGTCGAGGAGATCGCGCCGGGCGTCGGCGCCGAGATCAACGGCACCGGCACGCAGCTGCGCCGGCTGGCACGAGCGGGGGTGTGACGTGGCGATCCTGACACTGACCAAGGTGTGGCTCAACCTGGTGAGTTCCGGCGACGCGATCAGCGCGCAGTCGTCCGTCGAGCGGTCCCGGGAGCACTCGCTCTCGGGACAGGTCCGCACCTACGCGGGCGGCCGGCAGCGGGCCGTGTCGCAGGCCGGTGAGGTCGGCTCGTTCGAGGTGACGCTGCGGTTCCTGCCGTTCGCGACGGTCGAGAAGCTGCGCACGTGGCTCGGGCAGACCGTGTACGTGCGCGACGCCCGAGGGCAGGCGTTCTACGGGGTGTTCTTCTCCGTGCCGATCACCGAGCATCGCTCGCCGCTGGACTACGACGTCACGCTGACCGTGAACCTGGTGACCGTCACATGATGCAGCAGCTCAACGGGGGCCCCCGCTTGCAGTTGACCCCGGCCGCCGTCGCCGCGATCATCCGGGACAGTACGAGCCCGAACGTGTCCGCCGGCTTGGAGCTGCTCGACCGGGGCCTGAACCTGGTCGCCGACATCACGAGCATCTTCGTTGCCGGGTCGGTCACCCGCTCGTCGTACGCCGACTTGCACGGCTCGGCGTCGCTACAGATCGAAGGCGCCCTCGACTGGGGGCAGGCGATCGTCCGGCCCTACATCGTGCTGTCGTCGGGCACGGCGGCGGCACGGTTCAACCTCGGCGCCTACTACACCCCGACGCCCGAACGGGTGCTCGACGAGGTGCCGGCGACGTACGCCGTCGAGGCGATCGACATCCTTGACGGCCTCGCCGACCCGGTCGGTGAGACGTACTCCGTCGCCGCCGGGGTCGGCTACCTCGACGCGGTCGAGGCGATCCTGCAACAGCGTGGCTACACGGCCTACCTCATCGACCGCACCTCGACCTCGGCTGTGCTGCCCTCGGCCCGCACGTGGGTGATGGACGAGACGACGACATGGTTGGGCATCGTCAACGACCTGTTGGGGGCGATCGGCTACTACGGCATCTGGTCGGACTGGGATGGGCAGCTGCGGGTGCAGCAGTACGTGAGCCCTTCGACCAGGCGGCCGGAGTGGACGTACGACGTCGGCTTGGCGACCTCGATGCTCGTCCCGGGCCGGAAGGTCAAGAACGACTTCTACCGGGCCCCGAACCGGTGGGTGTTCTGGCGCTCCAACGGCGTCGACGGGGCGCAGCCGGTCGAGGGCAACGGCATGTACACCGTCGTCAACGCGAGCAACGGCCGCACGTCGATCGACGCCCGGGGCGGCCGGGTCATCACCAAGCCTAAGGCCCTCGACGTCGCCGATCAGGCGTCGTTGGTGCGGGCGGGACAGCGGATCGTCGACGACGACTTGGCCGTCAACGCCAAGTTGACGCTCGGCGTCGCACCGAACCCGCTGCACTGGCACTTCGACGTCGTCGGCATCGACGACGCAGAGGTGGCCCCACCGGGGTCTACGGCGCTCGTCACGAAGTGGACCCTGCCGCTTGACGGCAGCGACGGTACGCAGGAATGGTCGCTGCTGTGAGCCTCTCCGATGAGATCCGGTCCTACGTCGACACGCAGGTGTCCCGGGCCCTCGCCTCGATGCAGACGGCCGTCGGGACCGTCGTCACGAGCCCCTCGCAGGTATCGACGAACCCGCTGACCGTCTACCTCGACGGCTCGAACACGGCCGTGGTCGTCAAGGGGCTGCGGAACTTCCCCCTGTTCGTCGGCGCCCGGGTCGCCCTGGTGAAGTTCGGTACCGACTGGACCGTGGTCGGCGCCTACACGAACCCCGGCGCCGGGACCGGGTCGAGCCGGATCGTCATCGGCGGCGACGTCCCGGCCGAGCTGCGCGCGTACGGCATCGACGCCGCCATCCTCGTGTACATCACGGAGAAGACGACGGGCCTTGAGGCCGGCTACTTCTTCATGGGCAGCAGCAACCGGTTTGACGGGTCGGGCGACTCGCGCGTGTTCGCGATGGGCAACGTGTCGTACCCGACGCTCGGCGACCCGTCGACGGCGGTCATGAGCAACGTCAAGACCAACATGCAGTTCGACATGTGGGCGCAGTACCGGGACACCCTGTTCAAGGATCACCGGGTCGTGCTGTGGACGAACATGGATTGGGAGACGCAGAACGGGTTCTCGCGCACGCGGATGATGGACGGATCGGGGAACCTCGTCGCGCAGTTCGACATCAACGACATTCAGTCGGGGCAGCCGGGCACGACGTCGGTCGAGACGTGGCACACGGCGACCCTGCAAAACGGCTGGACCGGCACCATGAAGTACATGCGGGTGCCCTCGCCGCAGAAGGCCGTGTGGATCGTCGGGGCCGGCCTGTCGCCCGGCACGAAGGCCGACGGGACGACGGTGTTCAACCTGCCGACCGGGTACCGGCCGGCGAACGCGCAGGACATCGACGCAGTGGCGGCGCCGTCGGTCAACACGCAGTCGCCGCACTTCAACGTCACCACGGGCGGGAACGTCAACTGCTGGGGGTTCGGCAGCGCCACCTCGGGAGGGGTGTCGGCGCTCGTGTCGCTCAACTGGTGACCCGGTAGCCGTACGCTCTGCGGCATGGCGGACATCACCAACACGACGTCGTCGACGCCGTTCCAGTACCCGGCGAACAGCTACGTCGAGCGGGGCATCGACGGCCGGATCTACTGCATCATCAAGTCGTCGACGGCCGACACGTTCGACCTGTGGCGTTCGATGGATGGCGGCGCGACGTGGGCCGTGTGCGCGACGTTCGTCCGCACGAACGTGCAGGAACTCGGCTCGTTGCAGGTGCTGCGCTCGCCGTACAACCAGATCGTCGTGTGCTACCGGGTGTACGAGGGCGGCGTCGACAAGGTGTTCATCCGCACCATCTCCGACCTCGGCGGTACCGGAACGTACACGTGGAACGCCGAGCAGCTGGCCGCCGCCGTCACGGCCGCCTCGGCCGGGGCCGTGCTCACCGGGCTGGATATCGCGAACGTGACGGTGTCGGGCGTCGCGCACTACGTGATCGTCGCGATCGGCATCAACCAGGGCGGCCGGCACGGCGCGCACCTCAACGTGCTGTCCGGCTCGACGCTCGCCGGGGCCGTGCAGAACAACAATCTGTTCACCGGAACGCGGCTGTGGACGCCCGACAGCGGCTCGGGTCACGTCACGCCGAGTATCGACATCGAGCACACCGGCGACGGGCACTCGTCGAGCGTGCCGAACCTGTGGCTGTCGTGGGGCCGAACGAACACGTGGGGCGTGAAGCTCGCGTGGACCGGCAACGGCTGGTCCGGCCCGTCGGTGCCGTTCCAGATGAACCCGATCACGCTGTCGCCCGCGCAGGACGGCACGGCGGCCCGGTGGGACGGGCAGCGATGGCTCACGGCCGTACCCGACCCGGCGCAGACCTCGACGGTGCTCATCTTCGAGCGGAACCGGGCCAACACCGCCATGGTGCTGCGCAACACTCCGTCGCACCCGCAGGGCGTCATCCGCTACTGCACGATCTCCTACAACTCGGTGAGCGGCGACCTGCGGGTGTTCGCGGTCGGCACGTCCAACGCCGTGCCCTACTACGTGGACTTCATCCGCGCGACCGGCACATGGTCCTCGTGGGCGGTCGTCCTCGCCGTCGGCATCAACGGCGTGTTCAACTTCTCGGTGCGGCGCGGCACGGCGAACGCCGCCCGCTACGACTTCGTCGGCGAGTACAACTCCGGCCCGAGCGTCATCAACGCGCAGCATCAGCTGCTGTCCTACTCGCCGTTCACCCCGACGTGGGACTTCGCCGCGATGGGCATCCCGAACGGCTCGGCCGCCGACACCGCCGCGTTCCTGCCCCTCGACTGGAACTTCTCCGACGCCGACCCCGGCGACACGCAGGGGTCGTACGCCGTGTCCAAGCAAATCGGGGCCGGGGCGCTGGCCTACTGGCGGGCGTCCGACTCGACGTGGCAGCCGGCCGAGGTGCAGAACACGTCGGCGACCAGCGCGTTGACCCTCGCCCCGTCGTGGGGCGCCGGGACCGACGCGGCGACGACGTTCCGGGTCAAGGTGTGGGACTCGGGCGGGCTGTCGTCGGGGTACTCCGACGGCCTCGTCATCATCCCGTCGGTCAAGGTCAACCCGACGATCACGGCCCCCACGACCGGGTCGGTCCTCACGACGAACTCGACGTCGGTGACCTGGTCGGTGTCCGAGCAGACGGCGTACCGGGTGCAGCTCGACGTCGACCCGCCGTTCCTCACCCCGAACCCCTACTTCGAGACGAACGTGACGGGCTGGAACGTCGGCGGTGGCACGTTCGTGCGCTCGACCGCGCAGTTCCACCAGGGCGCCGCCTCCGGCCTGCTGACCCCGGACGGGGTCAGCGCGACCGCGCAGGTGTCGACGTCGGCGAACTTCGCTGTGACAGCGGGGGTGCTGTACCGGTTCACGGCGTGGGTCCGCTGCTCGGTGACCCGCACCGTGCGGATCTCCGTCGACTTCCAGGGCGGCTACATCGTCAACCAGTTCTTTCCGGTCGCGGCGAACACGTGGACGCTGCTCGAACTCGCCTACGTCTGCCCGGACGGCAAGACGCAGGCCGGGATGTTCGTTGCGCTGGACGGCACCCCGCCGGCCTCGAACACGATGCACATCGACGAGTTGGGGGCGAAGGGCCCGGCCCGCTACGACTCGGGGTGGATCGTCGACTCGGCGTCGCGCTCGTTCCTGATCCCGTACACGCTCACCGACCTGTCCGCGTGGCAGATCTCGGTGCAGACCCGCAACCTTGAGGGCCTCGCGTCGGACACGGCGGCGACGGCCGTCACGGTCGACTTCGTCGAGCCGCCGGCCCCGACCGTCGTCCCCACGCCGGTGCCGGCCTCGGGCGTGATCTCCGTCGCGATCACGAACGCTGCGGCCGTGGGCGTGCAGCCGGCCGTCACCGACCAGGATCTGTACGTGCGCGAGAACGTCTCGGGCGTCAACCAGGTGACGAACCCCGGGTTCGAGGTCAACGCGTCGAACTGGACCGCGACCGGCTGCACGCTCGCGCGGAGCACGACGCAGTTCCACTCGGGTGCGGCGGCCGGCCTGCTCACCCCGAACGGCGTCGCCGCGACCCCGACGATCGACGCCGACGCGGTCGTGGTCGCCGAGGGGCAGACGTGGACCGTCGACGTGTGGGTGCGCCCGACGACGTCGAACAAGCCGATCATCGTCGGTATCGCGTGGCAGACGTTCGGCGGCGCGTTCGTGTCCGCGTCGACGATCCAGGCGCCCTCGCTCGCCGGTGCGTGGCTCTACCTTCAGACGACCGTCGCCGTGCCGCTCGGCGTGTCGATCGGGAAGGCGGCCGTGCGGGTCGGCCTCACCTCGACCCCGGCGGCCGGCGACACGGCGTACGTCGACGACGTGCGGCTGCGCCCGGCCGACACGACGACCGGGACCCGGATCGCCTCGGGCGTCGGCACCGGCGT